ACATCCTGCGACATGGCGACCTCCTTGAGCCGTCGCGCACAGGCCGCACCAAGTCCGTCTTGGAAACGGCTGCCGCGTGTCGCCGCAATTATTGCAGATTACCCAACATGGCGCAATCGCCCTGGCCACCGCATTCCCCCTCCCGTTCAACAATATCCCATGTCATTCCCGGCACAACGCCGAAAATACCCGCGCCTATGGGCCCCTGCCCAAAGACGGCCTGCCGGGGCGGCACCGAGCTCGCTGTAACCGGGCCACGGATCATCTCGATCGCAAAAGTCTTATGCACCGACTCCTGGTGGTAGTGCGGAACCCACTGTTGCTTCCACTGGCCCGGAACTACGATCAACTGTTGGTACTGATCGAAACAATAGCTGCTCGGTGACGGTGAAGTCGCTGCTTGTCTTCTGTGGAAGCGTGCCGCCCCGCCCGGTCCACTCGGCGATGATGCAGTGAATTCGGCGCGACTGGCCGCGGTGTTCCAAGAGCCGAGATAAATATCACGGCCGCCGATCGTGACGACGGCTTGACCGCTCGGCTGGTGGCGGCGATAGGACGGGATGCGAAGAGTCGGGCGGTTCTCCCAAAAGGGGCCAATTCCGGTAGTTTACCGGACTCTCGGACCAATTCAGGCCGCGCTGCCGACCCATCGGCAGGTGTCTTAAAGTAAAGACTCGACACAGCTTACAGCAAATTACACCCGACTGGGCTCGAACCAGTAACCTTCGGTTCCGTAGACCGATGCTCTATCCAATTGAGCTACGGGTGCAAAAAAGTCAGGCCTGTCGCGCGTCAAAAAGAGGGACGCGAAATGGACCTTCTGAGGAAGATAAATCTAGCCGATCGGCGCCGCCGCCGCCAGAGCCTGCCCCGGAGTCATCGATGGGTCACGTGAAATTGCGGAAACCGCCCGCAACGTGGTCACACCAGACCGGCGATCCGGTTGCGCGTGAGGCCGGGATCGATCGGCGAGCAGGCGTATTGGAAGAGATACGCGTCTTCGTCCGTGTCGTCGTAGAAATCGTGCGCGATGTTTACCGCGCGGAAGCCGAAATGACTGAAGAAGAGTTGCGCGGGCAAATTCGATTCGCGAACCTCTGCCCAAATGGCCCGGCGTCGCTGCTGGCTCAGTTTGCCGACGAGGCGCGAGATCATCTGCCAGCCGATGCCGCGACGGCGGAATTTTTTCGCGACCGAGAAATTCAGCAGGTGCAGACGCCGCTCACAGAGCTCGTAGACTGTCGCGCCGACGATCGTATCGCCGAGCTCCGCAATCATACCGGTGCAGTTGCGCTGGCGAAGGCACTCCTCGAAATCGTTTTGCGACCAAGGAAACTCGAACGACTCGGCCTCGATCGCCAGCACGGAGGGCATGTCGCGGCGAATCATCCAGCGGATGTGGAGGTCCATGGGAAGGGGCGAGGAGCTAGGGACGAGGGACGAGCGGACGAAGAATGCCGGCCGCGCGGAACTCGTTGAAAAGTTTTTCGCCAGGATCGATGAACGACCAAATCCACATCGGATCGCTTACTCGCTTCGGCCGGCCTCGCCGCGGACGGTGAGTGCCGCGGCCATCGCTGGCCGCGGCGATGCTCGAGCCGTGACCGGCCCACGCTTTCGGAAACAGCGTGAGCTGGTACATTTCCTCGTCCCTAACCCCTCGTCCCTAACCCCTCGTCCCTAACTTGGCCCTCGGTCCGCCTCGCGCGCCTCGCGGATGCGGAGCTTGAGGCGGCCGATCTGCTTGGTGATCCTGTCGCGGTCGCGGCGCGTCGTGCGGGAGGGGTTCGCCGCCAGCCATGCGTCGCGATCGCTGAGCGTCGGTACTCCCTTGAGGTACGGCGCCCACAAAAGGTTCTCGCGTAGTGCGCTCAAGCCGCCTTCTCCACCGAAAATTTGTCCCTCTTCGGCGCCGCCGCGATCAGTTTTTCCGCTTCGTCGCTGCCGGCGACGCGCACGAACTCGTCCTTCCACTTCACGGCGCCGTTGGCGTCTTTGATCGCCAGCACGTAGCCGCACGTCAGCACCGTGCGTTCCTTGCCGCCGTTGGCCCGCACCACGGCGACCATCTTGTCCTCGATCTTCTCCTGCAACGCCTCCAGGTCTTTGGCCTGGCGTTGCAACGAGAGTCGTTCCTTGTCGAGCTCGAAATACTTGTCGATCTCGACGCGCGTCATCTTGGGCGCCGGTGTGGAAGAGGTCTTAGCCATGCGACTGCTCGCTTGTTCACTTGGGGAGATTAGCGGTTTGCTCCCGGCGTTATAAGGCCGATGTGTCTATTTTCTGGGGCAAAATAGACAGCTTCGCGGCTACGATTGACCGGCAAAGAAGGGGCCAGGGGTCAGGGGGCCAGGTGCTAGGAACGAAGACAATGGCGGGCACTTCGGCAAGCGGCCGCGGGGGGATCGGCCGCGAGAAGTTCGCGCTGGTCGAGCTTTTGCTACGGCGCAAGCATCCGAAGGCGGCGATCGCGCGAACGGTCGGTGTGAGCCGCCAGGTCGTTGTCGACATTTCGCAAGGGCGGCATTGCTTGCAACGCCGCGCTGGCTAGGAGGCAGAATGCCGCTCGCGCTCTCCAACGGCTGTTGAAGTCGGCCTCCGCAGGGTCGATCCGTGGCATCGCGAAGGAGCTAAATGTCAGCCGTGCGACGCTGTATCGCATTGCCGGCTGGAAGCATGCCGGCGCGAGGACAATCAGCCGAGCGAAGTTTGCCGAGGTTGAATTGCTGTTGGCGAAAGGCCATTCGGCACGGGACGCGGCGATCTTGGTAGGCCTCAACCCGTCGACGGCCGACGCGATCGCCGCTGGAAAACATCGCTGGTGTCGAGAGCGCGTCGGCCGAAAGGCCGGACGACAAAGTGGCAAATTGGACACGGGGCCGAATAGGCTGCGTCTCTGAAACCAAGCACTTAAGGACGGTGCAATGGCCGGGACACTTTCTAGCGGTCGCTGCGGAATTCCCCCACACACGATTCAGCGCGTCGAGCGGCTGTTGAATGCCGATCCGCCACGATCCAAGGCGGCAATCGCACGCGAACTACGAATTTCCCGAGCCACGGTCTACCGGATCAAAGACGGCACCCACTTCAGCCAGCGCGATGAAAACGCCGGCGCGAAGCGCTGCGTCTGCGGCCTGAAGCTGTTTCGGTTTCCGTGCCCGCGGTGCGGATGCGACGCACCGAAGAAGACGGCTCGCGCGTCGTGAGGTCGCTGCTCATTCTCCGCGGGTTTTGGTTGCAGATTTTGTTGATCCTGCTGTCGATTCTCCTTTGGCGGTGCAGCCGATGATCAGTGTCAACGTCTCGGCCCTGCGTCGGCCAATCGCCCAGCCCGGCACGCCGGTTATCTTCGCCGGCCGCGAACTGATTTCTCGCGCGATCGCGATGAGAACGTGCTCTTGGGAACAATTGTTTCGCCGCATTTGGGCCAGTCACGTCGGCGTGGTATTCGCACTCGACCAAGAACTTTTGCTATGCGAAAGCACCACGCTCGACGACGAGCCGTGCTGCATCAAGGGCAAGCGAATCAAAGGAGTGCAGGCGCACCCGCTCGCCGAGCGGATCAAGCACTACGACGGCCGGGTGTGGATCTGCACGCCGAGATGGTCGCTCGCTGAAGTGCTCGAGGAGCGGTCGGATTATCTGACGTCGCTCGTGTTGGAAAAACTCGGCACGAAATACGACGCCGTCGGCGCGCTCGTGACGGGCATCGATCCGTGGAAGTCGACGTACCACTTTTCCCCGCACCGGTTCTTTTGTTCGGAGTTGGTCGCTTGGCTATTGGATCGCGTCGGCGCGCCGCCCGTGTCGAAAATTTTGCGCCCCGGGCTGGTGACACCGGCGGAGATCGCCCGCGAAGCGCCGGAGCGCGGCTTTTCGTCTCTTCTCGAGGTTTTGTAGCCATACATTGGCCAATCTGTGGATTCTCAAATGACCATGAAAAAACTTCTTGCGGCGTGCTCGCTCGCGTGCGTTGCTCTTGCCGGCTGTGAAGACATCACGATCGACACCGGGCATCATCGGCATCAGTTCAATCAGCAATGTCCCGACGGCCGTTGTCCGAACTGCCCGCGCATGAATTGGGCCGAAGCCGGCGAAGAGGTCCCGGCGATGAATTTGCCGATCGAACTGCGGGAGCACAACTGGGGCACCGGCTCGTGCGTGCATGCGAGCACAGTCATGTGTCTGCGCTGGCAGCAGCAATTCGAGATGGCCAATTTCTGGCGCGAGACCTACAGCGGCGGCGAATCGCTGGACGGCCTCGTCGACAAGCTTGAACAAAACGGTCTGCGGTACGCCTATACATCGCAAGGCGACCCGGCGTTTTTGGAATGGGCGACCCGCACTCGGCGCGGTGCGGTGATCTTCTATTTTTCCGACCATTCAATTTGCTTCGTCGGGCATCACGACGATCAGGCCTGGCTATTGGACAACAACCGTGAGGATCACTACCTGCAAGTGCCCTGGGACACCTTCGTGCGAGATTGGCAGGGTTACGGCGGCGTCGCCCTGACGCCGATCTACGTCCCGCCGCCTCCTCCTTTCGTCGCCGCGCTTTGAGCGCCAACAGACCACGCACAGACCACGCATTTTGGGAGACGAATCATGCGAAAGAAGCTGAATGGGAACTTTGCGGGGATCCTCCTTGCTGCATTAATGTGCGGTTTGGCGGCCCTCGGCGTTTCGAGCGCGTATCACGATTACGTGCGCGGACGCGAACACGATGCCAAGCGAGCCGACCTGCAGGCCGCTGCCGATGCGGTGACAAATATCGTGCATTCGAGCTGCGATCCCGAACAGCCGGTCGGGGTCGGATCGCGCGTGATCGATTTGCCCGAGGACGGGAACCGTTGGTATTTGACCGTCGCGACGGACGGCCGCAACGAGTGGGCCGCGACCTGGTTCGACGCGGATCCGTGCCTCGCGCGGCTGAAGACGCAAACGACGTTTAACCATTACACGCCCTCGAACCAGATGTTCCGCTGGCGCGAGTCGTTGCAGATCGGCAATATGTTCCCGATCGTCGCGCTGCAGCGCGCCGATGGAGGCGTCGTCTACAAAGCCTCTGGCCGCGATTTTCCTCGCAGCGCAGCGCAATTGGCAGACGAGCTGGCGCAGGCGATCGCGCATTGCCCGAACTGTCATCCGAAGCCGACGCCTACTCCTTCGCCGCAGCCGACGCCGAATGTCGTGCCCGACATGCGGCCAAACGATCAGGCGCCGCAGCCCGACGAGGAACCGTCGCCGTTGCTGATCGTCGTGCTAGGAGCCGCGATCGGCGCCGCGTTCAAGGGCGTCTCTCATTTGAAATCGTCGGCGCGGCCACTGACGGGCTAGGCGTCGCATTTGGCGGCGACGCGGCAATCCCTCGCACACCTTTTTTTTCGGAGCGTCCAAATGAATGTGTTTCTCGCGGTTACCTTTACGCCGACCGAGATCGGGCTGGCTGTGCTGGCCGTGATCGCCGGCGCGTGGGCGTTCGGCGTGTTCGAAAAGGTCGACGACAAGTTGATCAAGGCGCGAAAGACGGCCCAGAACGTCGCCAGTTTTTGCAATCAGACGGGCTTGCCCGATGTTGCCGATTTTTTCGAAGATTTCGCCGTCGACGACATTCCCGGCATGTTGCAAGCGGCCGAATTCATCGTCAAAACCATGGACGATCCGCAAAAGCGAACGCTCGCGCTGCTCAAGGTCGTGCAAACATTTATCCTTGCGTGTCAGGCGGCCGGCGACACGGCTACGCTGACCGAGCTGCAAAACATGCTGGCCAACCCATCGCAGGCTGCTCAGATCGCGGCTCAGCCGCTTAGCGCGGCGGCGTTGCAACAACTCGTTTCGGCGCTCAATCCGAATCAGATTCAGACCGGCGCGACTCAGCAAACAAAGGTCATTTCGCAGCCAGGCACGATCAACGTTGCTCCGCCGGCGGTGCAGACGATTATCCAACACACGCTCGTGCCGAGCGCTGCAGCTGTTGCTGGAGGCACTGCGACACCCGCCGCTTAGCCGAGATCGCATACACCATTTCTCCCGAGGACCGGCCGCCGGCAATGTGCCGGCGGCCGGTTTTTTTGTAGGTGCAATCATGCTGAGCGACTTTTGGAAAGGCGTCTTGCAAGAGGTGCTGGCCGGTGTCGCCACCGCGGCCGTGATCGCCGTGTGCGTTTGGGTGCGGCGATTGTGCAAGACGTTCGCGCTGATGGAAATCTCGTTCAAGCGGATCGCCGAAGCATTCCCCGATCTGACCAAAGACGTGGCCGACCATGGCCGGCGTCTCGACGCTGTTGAGAGCGATGTCGCGACGCTGAAGATGCCCGGCGCGACGCACGTCCCGCCGGCCGCCTCGGCCCGGCGCCAGCGCCCCTGACCCCGACTGCCAGACTCGCACTGCCACCGTTCCAGGCACTTCCGCCCCCGGCCCACCCCCCCGGCTCAAGGTACTACCGGCGACCCTCCGGCCGCGCGGCCCCAACGGGAACAAGGGCACGGGCAGACACAGTTGGTTGCACACCCCATGAAAATAATTGTCAAGCCGATCGACGAGATTAAGCCTTACCCCAAGAACCCGCGGCTCAACGACTTCGCCGTCGAGGCCGTCGCCGCGTCGATTCGCGAGTTCGGCTTTCAAAAGCCGATCGTTGTCGATCGGAACGGAGTGATCATCTGCGGCCATACCTGCCACAAGGCCGCGAAGTCGCTCGACCTGAAACGCGTCCCCGTGCATGTCGCCGAGAATCTGTCCCCCCAGCAAATCCGCGCGTATCGCCTGGCCGACAACCAAACCGGCGCAATCGCCCAGTGGGATTTTGGGCTGCTGCAAGTCGAATTGGCCGACCTCCGCGCGGCCGATTACGACGTCGCATCGCTCGGCTTCGGCGCCGAGCAACTTGCCGAGCTCCTGAGCGGCGCCGACGGCCTTTGCGATCCCGACGACGTGCCCGAACCGCCGGCCAAGCCAATCACTCGCCCCGGCGACCTTTGGACGCTCGGCAATCATCGCCTGCTGTGCGGCGATAGCGCAAAACCTGCCGACGTCGATCGGCTTCTCGCCGGCGAGCCGATCCACCTCGTCAACGCCGATCCTCCTTACAACGTGAAGGTCGAGCCGCGGTCGAACAATGCCATCGCGGCCGGACTGTGTTCCGACGCCGGCGTCAAGAATCATCAACGCATGGATGTGAGGCGTTCGCCGGAGAAAGCGAAATCCACGTCCAAAAAACTCCGCCCCAAGGATCGCCCGCTCGCCAACGACTTTGTCAGCGACGAGCAGTTCGACCGTCTGTTGCTGGCTTGGTTCGGCAATGCGTCTCGCGTTTTGCTCCCGGGTCGCGCCTTCTATTTCTGGGGCGGCTATTCGAACTGTGCGAATTATCCGCCAGCGCTCCGCGCGACCGGATTGCGTTTCGCCCAAGCGATCATCTGGGTGAAGGGCCACCCCGTTTTGACCCGCAAAGACTTCATGGGCGATCACGAGTGGTGTTTCTACGGCTGGCGGGAAGGCGCCGGTCACAAGTTTTTCGGACCTCACAACGCGACCGACGTGTGGACCGTCAAGAAGGTCGCCCATCGCGAGATGGTTCACCTCACGGAAAAGCCCGTCGAGCTAGCGCGGCGGACGATCGAGTATTCATCCCGCGCCGGCGAAAACGTCTTGGACCTCTTCGCCGGCAGCGGCTCGACGCTGATCGCGGCCGAGCAGACCGGCCGCCGAGCCTTTTTGATCGAGCTCGACGCCCTCTATTGCGACGTGATCGTTTCCCGCTGGGAAAAGTTCACCGGCCGCAAAGCCACGCGCGGCCGTGACGCGATGGCCATCACCACTCGCCGCCGGCGGCGATAAAGCGATCGCCATGCCCAAAAGAAAAACACCCGAGAAGCCAGTCGCCGCCCGCCGGTCACGAAAGCCGAGGAAAATCAATCCGGCCGCGCTCGCCGCGGCCGACATGGCCAAGATTCTTTCCCGCGCCGGTGATCGGCCCGTCACGGCGGCCGACATTCGCGCCGCCGTCGCTGCCGGCGCTCCGGCCAACAAGGACCGCACGCTCCATCTCTTGCACTTCGTCGCTTGGCTGGTCACGGCCGTGTCTGCCGCAGCGTAGTCACGCCGGCCCTCCGCCGCGCGACAAGCGCGCATCACAATAGCGGAGCCGAACCGCCGCTGGCGCGGCGGTCCGGCCCCTGACCACCACGCTACACGAGAGCGCAATGGCTACCTACATCCATCGGCGTGGCGACGCTTCGCGCTTGAGCGGTCACAACGGCCGTCGCTAGAGGATTTTGTCCTATGGCGACGGCAACGCCGGACCTGCTCGCCGTGGCGGCGGCCGCGCTCCTCAAGCAGCGCCTCGTGCCGACCGATCCGACCAAGCTCAAGCCGGGCGAGATCGTCCGTCTCCTGAACAGCACGCCCCGAGGGCCCGTCACGGACGGCCGCCGCCTCGCGGCGCACCGCGAGGCCGCCGGCCTGCGGATCGGCGACGGCCGCACGGTCGATCTGTTCCGCTATGCCGCGTGGCTGTTCGGCCGCTGGCTCGATCGGCGGCCGCCCTCGTCGGATTCGGCGAGCCGGTCCGCAGAGCCGCCGACAGCAACCGTCGATCGACCACCGCCGGCGCCGGCGAGGGGATCCTCATCGCCGGCCTACGAAGCCAAGAAAGAACGCGAGCGAGCGCGCAACGCCGCCGCCAGCGAGAGCGGCCGCGACATCGGCGCTTTGCCGCCGCCCAAAGACCCGCAGCGACGCGCGCGAGCCGTCGCCTCATTCCAAGCGTGCTGCGAAGCCTACTTTCCTGAGCGCTTTACGCTGGCCTGGTCGCCGGACCATCTGAAGGTCATCCGCCGCATGCAACAGGCCGCCGTGGCCGGCGGTCTGTTCGCGTTGGCCATGCCGCGCGGGTCGGGCAAAACGTCGCTGGTCGAAGTGCTTTGCCTGTGGGCGGCGCTACGCGGCGAGCGTGAATTCATCGTGCTGATCGGCGCCAGCGCCGCCGCGGCCCTGGAGATGCTCGACGCTTTGAAAGTCGAGCTCGAAAGCAACGATCTGTTAGCGGAAGATTTTCCCGAGGTGTGCGTGCCGATCCGCCGCCTCGAAGGCCTGGCGAACCGTGCCGCCGGCCAGCTTCACGGCGGCGAGCGCACGCACATCGGCTGGACCGGCCGCGAAATCGTGCTGCCGACGATCGCCGGCAGCACAGCGTCGGGCGTCGTGATTCGCGTGGCCGGCATCACCGGCCGCATCCGCGGCGCGAAATTCGTGCGGCACGACGGCCGCTCGGTTCGCCCGTCGCTGGTGATCGTCGACGACCCGCAAACCGACCAGTCCGCCCGCTCACTCACGCAATGCGAAGCCCGCGAAAGAATCCTGGCCGGCGCCGTGCTGGGGCTGGCCGGCCCCGGTGAAAAAATCGCTGGCATCATGCCCTGCACCGTCGTCCGCCGCGGCGACGTGGCCGACACGATGCTCGACGTGGAAAAACATCCCGAATGGCACGGCGAACGGACCAAGCTGATTTATGCCTGGCCCAGCGACGAAAAACTGTGGGACGAATACGGCCGGCTGCGCAGTGAAAGTTTGCGGGCCGGCGGCGACGGCGCGGAAGCCACCGATTTCTATCGCGAGAATCGGGTGACAATGGACGCCGGCGCCGAGCCGGCATGGCGCGAGCGCTTTAATTTCGACGAACTGTCGGCCATTCAACATGCCGTCAACCTGCGCATCGCCGACCCGGCTGCCTTCGCCTCGGAATACCAAAACGAGCCAGACGAAGAAGAATCGGCCGAGGATCGCAGCCTGAAGGCCGAGGTGCTTTGCAAGCGCACCAACGGGTTTCCGCGGGGAACAATCCCGCTCGGCTCGAATCACGTCACGGCGTTCATCGACGTGCAGGGCAAGCTGATGTATTGGCTGGTCGCCGCATGGCGCGACGATTTTTCCGGCCAGGTCGTCGACTACGGCACCTGGCCCGATCAGCAGCTCAGCTATTTTTCCCTGCGGACGGCCAAGCGGACGATCGCCGGGGCGACAAAGTCCGATTCGCTCGAAGCGTCGATCTTCGCGGCGTTGGGCGTCTTGACCGAGCAGCTATTAAAACGCGAGTGGAAGGCCGAAGACGGCGCGGCCTTGCACATCGAGCGCTGTCTGATCGATGCCGGATGGGGCGAGAGCACCGACGTGATCTACGAATTCTGCCGGCAGAGTTCTTTCGCCAGCATTCTGTTGCCCAGCCACGGCCGCGGCATTCGCGCCGGCGATCTGCCGATGCACGAATGGCGCAAGCAACCCGGCGACCGCCCCGGCTTTCACTGGAACATCCCCAACACTCGCGGCAAGCGATCGCTGCGTCACGCCGACGTCGACGTCAACTTCTGGAAGAGTTTTATTTCGCAGCGGCTCGCCACGAAGCAAGGCGCTCCGGGCGCCCTGACGTTGTTCGGCGGCAAGACGCAAGACCATCGCCTGTTGGCCGACCATCTCACCAGCGAATTCCCGGTCCGCACCGAGGGCCGCCGCCGCGTGCTCGATGAATGGACGCAAAAGCCGAACAAGCCCGACAACCATTGGTTCGACTGTCTCGTCGGCTGCGCCGTGGCGGCGAGCATGTTGGGCTGCAAGATGTTCGACGGCGCCGGCGCGAACGTGCGCGAAAAGCGAGCGCGGAGAAAGCTGTCGGATATCAAGCGTTGAAGCAACCATCTTGTTTTCTTGACACCGACAAGGAATTGCCCGATGATCGAATCATCATGGACGAACGTCTCATTTCACCGACCGATCTCGCTCGCCGCTGGCGCGTCTCTCAGCAGCGGATCAGCCAATGGCTCGACGAGGGGCGGCTGCCTTTCGAAGTCATCGCCGGCCGGCGGCTCATTCTGACCGCCGGCCTTCGCCGGCCGAAAAAGAAAAAGCGCGGCCCGCGCGACAAATAGCAACTTTCCCGAAGGAAAAAGAATGTCAGAAAATCTTGTCCGGCCGCCGATAATTTCCTTGTGAATCACAAGGCATTGTGTATAATTGGAGCAGTGCGAGACCGAGTGGGTTACAGCCGCCCGGTCGAGCGAAACAAATCCGAGCGCTGGCGGGAGTCGCAAAGGAATCCGCGGCACCGGACATTGCCGCGATCTCGGCTCAGATCGAGGCGATTCTCGCGCCGCTCACCGAGGAGCACGCTGGCCGATCGGCCGCGTGGTCGCGCATGTGATGCTGGCCTTCGCCGAGCTTGAGCGCGCGCGAATCGGCGAACGCATCGCCGCCGCGATGGGCGCCCGCCGCGCCAGAGGCCTGCCCTACGCCGTTCGGCCGCCGCTTGGCTGGCGCATCGTCAAAGGCCGTTTTTCACCCAACCAAAACGAGCGTCGCATCTGCCGCAGGATTGCCCGGCTCAAGAAATCGAAAAAAACCTACACGCAAATCGCCGATGCAATGCGTCGTTCGCGCGAGCCGAGCCGCTCCGGCGCGTGGTCGCGATCGTCGGTCCGCCGCCGCTGCCGCGCGGCGAACGAGAAATTCCCGCTCGTCAGCGAAGAATCGAGGCGCTGGGGAGCCGCCTCGGCGTGCCCCAGATACCGCGGCCGAAAGCGGGGCGCAACAAAGCGAGCCGGGCCGGGGTTACAGCCCGACCCGACTCTTGCTCAACATTCTGGAGAACCTTGAGCCGCCGCATTCTAGCGGCCATCGCCCGCGGCGGCGATGCCTCATGGCCATGCGCCCTGAGACAGAGCGGCGTTAGCTTGGTCGATAGACCACGCGAGGCTGTTTGCACATGGCCGACGAACCCGATCTGTCCGATGCGATCGCGACCAACGCCCAAGGCCCGCAGCGAGCCAGCGGCGATTCCGGCTCGTTCGATCAGCATAGCCTGCCCGATCAGATCGCGGCAGACCGGTACCTAAAGAGCCAGCAAGCCGTCGCTCGGAAGAAACGCGGCCTCCGCTTCACCCGGCTTGTGTCCCCTATCACCTGGCGGTAGACCGTGTCCCCGATCTTGGACCAATTCGGACAGCCGATCCCTCGCGCCGCCGAACGGAGCAATCCGTCCGATCGCCGCCGCGACATGCGCCAGGCCGACGTGCGGTTGCGCGCCCGCTACGACGCGGCCCAGCTCACCGAGGACACCCGCCGGCAATGGTTCATGGCCGACGGCTGGCAGGCCGACGCTGAAAACATGCCGGGCGTACGGCGCCTGCTGCGCAACCGCTGCCGCTACGAAGTGGCGAACAACTGCTACGCCAAGGGCATCGCTCAAACGCTGGTCAACGACACGATCGGCACCGGCCCCCGGCTGCAAATCAACACACCCAACGACGCCGCCAACCGCCGCGTGCAAGGCCTGTTCAACGACTGGGCCGAGGAAGTCTGCCTCGGCGAAAAACTGCGCATCGGCCGCAAGGCGATTTTTGAGAGCGGCGAGATCTTCTATTTGCTCGTCACGAACCCAAAGCTCGAATCGCCGGTCAAGCTCGACATCGTGGAGATCGAGGCCGATCAGGTCTGCACGCCCGATCTGATCGCCTATGGCCCCGAGGCCGTCGACGGCATCGTCTTCGATCGCTACGGCAATCCGATCACCTATCACATCCTGAAATACCACCCGGGCACGATGCTGATGGGCCTGGGCATGCAGTTCGATTACGACAAGATTCCCGCCGATCAGGTCGTCCACTATTTCCACAAGGACCGTCCCGGCCAGCGCCGCGGCATCCCGGAAGCCACGCCCTCGCTGCTTCTGTTTCTCCAGATCCGTCGCTTCCGCCTGTCGGTGCTGACCGCCTCCGAAACGGCGGCCGACTTCGCGGCGGTGCTGTACACCGACGCCTCTCCCGACGACGGCGCCGAAGAGATCGAGCCGATGGACCACCTCGATCTGGCCAAAAAGCAGATGACCACGCTCCCGCAAGGCTGGAAGCTGGGCCAGATCGACGCCAAGCAACCGACGACGACATTCGGCGAATTCTCGGGAGACCTGTTGGGCGAAGCCGCGAGAGCGGTAAACATGCCCTACAACAAGGCCGCCGGAAATTCGAGCAAATACAACTACGCCTCGGGACGCCTCGACCATCAGGATTACGGCGTTGCCCGCCGCACCGATCGCTCGCACATCCAGCGCCGCGTGCTGAACCCGATCAAGCGTTCCTGGCTCGACGAAGCCGCGTTGGTTCCCGGCCTGATCCCCGACGACATGGGTCCCTTTTATTCGTGGCCCTGCCTCTGGTTCTGGGACGGCAGCGGACACGTCGATCCGGAAAAAGAGGCCAACGCGCAATCGACGCGGCTGGCCAACAACACGACCACACTGGCCGAGGAATGCGGCCGAGACGGCAAGAACTGGGAAGACGTCATTCGCCAGCGGGCGCGCGAGATCACCTTGATGCGCGCGCTGGGGCTGCCGCTGTACGACCCAACCGGCGTCATCGTGCCGTCGGCCACGCCGGGCCAACCGGCGCCGGTCGCCGACGACGCCGATGACGACGACCAGGCGTCGACGTGAGGCCAGGGCCAGGGTTCAGGGGTCAGGTGGCAGTGGGCAGTGGGCAGCGGTTAGTGGCTAGTGGCTAGAGACGAAGAGAAACAAATGGCCCGAACTGTCGAAGCTCACGAACTGCCCAACGATCTGCGCCTCACCGCTTGCGGCGAGGATGGATCCGCGTTGCCGTTCGCGCTGGAGGCCGCGGCGCCGGCGGCCGACGACACCGGCGTCGACGATGGCGAGGCGACACCAGCCGCCAAGAAACCGAAGCTGCGCAAATTCGACGCGGTCGTGTACACCGGCGGCAAAATGAAATTGCCGTCGCTGCCCCATCCGGTCGTCGTCGACATCAGCGGCATGCGCGTCACGAAGTCGACGCCCGTGTTGAAAAACCACGATCTGAACCAGCCGGTCGGCCATGCGGAGGATGTCACCCTCGGCAACTCGATCCGGGCCAAGGGCATTTTGAGTGCCGCCACCGATCACGCCCGCGAAGTGAGCGAGTCGGCGGATAATAAATTTCCCTGGCAAGCTTCGATCGGCGCCCAGCCGACCGAAATGTTGTTCATGGGCAGTGGGGAAAAGTTCCAAGCCAACGGACGTCAGTTCGTCGGCCCCGCCTACTTCGCTAAAAAATCCGTCCTCCGCGAAATCAGCGTCACGCCCGTCGGCGCCGACGAATCTTCTTCGACCAAGGTCGCCGCCAGCGCGATCGCATCCCCCGAGGTTCTTTCCATGCTGAAGTTCGACGAATGGCTCAAGGCAAAGGGTTTTGACGCGGCCACGATCAGCGAGACCCAAAAGACGTTTCTGCAGGCCAGCTACGACGCCGAATTGAAGGCGTCGACCGCTCCGAAGCCGGAACCCGCGCCCAAGCCGGCCGCGAAGCCGGCTGCCGAAGATGCGGTCGTCGATCCGGTCCAGGCGCTCAAGGACCTGCGCGCCAGCTACGCCGCCGAACTCGGCCGCGTGGAAAAAATCCACACGCTCGCCAAGGGCCATCCGGCGATCGAAGCCAAGGCCGTCGCCGAAGGCTGGGACGAAACCAGAGTCGAGCTCGCAGTGCTGCGCGCCAGCCGGCCGACCGGCCCGGCGATCCACGTCGCCGGCCAGCCGTCCGACGCGCTGCCGATGGCCATCGTCGCCGCGATGTGCCTGTCCAACGGCATGCGCGAAGAAAACGCGAAAAAGCATTTCGACGAAAAGACGCTCAACGCGGCGATGAGCCGCCAACTCCGCGGCGTCGGCCTGAGCTTCTTGTTTCACACGGTGATCCGCGCGGCCGGCCACTACGCGCAGCCGGGCGCGATGAGCAACGACACGATCCGCGCCGCCTTCGCCGCCGATCAGGCGTTGCAGGCCACCTTCCCCAGCCAGGACATGATCTACGCCGCCGGCGAGCTGTCCACCGTCAGCCTGTCGGGCATTTTGAGCAACGTCGCCAACAAGCTTTTGCTCGATTCGTTTTCCGCGGTGCCGATCGCCGGGCCGCAGATCTGCGGCGTGCGCGACGCGGTCGATTTCAAGCCCACGTTCACCTACCGGCTCACCGAGTCGGGCGAATTCGCCCTGGTCGGTCCTGACGGCGAACTGAAGCACGGCACGCTCTCCGACGAGAGCTACCAGAACCAGGTCCAGACCCGCGGCAAAATCATTGCGCTGACCCGCCAGCAGATCATCAGCGACGACTTGGGGGCCTTTTTGCAGATACCCAAGCTGTTGGGCCGGGCCAGCGCCTTGGCGTTCGAACGGGCCGTGTTCACGTTGCTGCTGTCGAATCCGAACAGCTACGACGGCAACGCCCTGTTCTCGGCCGCTCACAAGAACTACCAGTCGGGCGGAACGACCGAGCTCGATATCGATCCGTTGACGGCGGCCGAAACGCTGTTCTTGGATCAGGTCGACAGCGCCGGCGAGCCGATCGTCTGCGCCCCGTCGATCCTGCTGGTGCCCACGGCGCTCAAGACCTATGCCGACCAGCTCTACAAACAGACGGTCGTCGTCGGCGTGCCGGTCAACAACAAGCTCAAGCCGGCCAACAACCCGCACGCTGGCAAGTGGCGCGTGGTGTCGAGCCCGTTCCTGAACGCCCAGAACATTTCCGGCTCCAGTGCCACCGCCTGGTATCTGTTGGCCGACCCGGCCGACATCGCCGTGATCGAAGCCTGCTACCTGCGCGGCACCCGCACGCCGATCATCGAGAGCGCCGAGACCAATTTTAATATTCTCGGCATGCAGTGGCGCGGCTTCTTCGATTTCGGGATCGGCCTGCAAGACTGGCGCGGTGGCGTGATGTCGGCGGGCGCGTAAGCCACGCCCGCTTGCGGCGTGTGTGGAGTCGCCAGTTGTTAGTTGCTAGTTGCTGGTGATGAAGAGACGAAGACAATCCGGCCGCCGGCCGGTCACATAAACGAGGAGTTTTTCCTAATGACCTTTACCGCAACGTTCGTCCACGAGGGCGACCGCATTGACTACACCAATGCGGACGCCGACACTCCCGCCGGCAGCGTCGTGCTACAGGGGGCCTTGTTCGGCATCACGACCGAAGACATCCCCCAGGGCGCGCAAGGCGCCCTGGCCGTGAAGGGCGTGTTCCGCATCGCGAAATCCACCGCGACCGGCTCCGGCGGCGCCGCCGGAGCGTTGGCCTATTGGAACGGCGCCGCCGTGACGGCCGTTTCGACCGACAACACGCTCATGGGAAAATTCACCGCCGTCTGCGCCGACGCCGACACCACGGCCCTGGTGCGGTTGTTCACGTAAGCCGCGTTCGCTCGCGACGCGCTTTGTATTTGTCGGATCAACACGCCGCAAGCGGACGTGGCGAACATGGACTTATTCGCAACCTCCGCCACGTGGCTTGAACAAAAACGCGCCGCGTATTGCGCGACGCAAGTGACCTACGTGCGCGGCAGCCTGTCCGCGACCGTGCCGGCCACGATTGGAAAAACGACATTCGAGGAGGAGAACGGATACGGCATCCTGCAGCGGATCGAAAGCCGGGATTTTTTGATCCGGGCCGTCGACCTCGTATTGGCCGGCTTCGGCGGTTTTTCCTCGGGCGAGATCGCCGCACTGACGGCGGGCGAACTGGAGGAGCTGTTGGCCAGCGAGCCGGCCAAGCCGGAGCGCGGCGACCTGATCCAAGAAACAGTGGGTGAAAAGACCCTCAGCTACGAACTTCTTCCCCTGGGGAATCAGCCGTCGTGGCGCTGGAGCGATCCGTTCAGGAACACGATGCGGATTCATACGAAGCTGGTCTCGTAGGTCAGGCTTTCCAGCCTGACAAATCAAACGCGGAGGAAAACCATGCGACCGACGAAAAACAAGCCGCGGCGTCCCGCTGCGACGTCACAGGCGAGCGCGACCTCGAGCAGCGTCTCCGCCGATACCTCGCAGCCGTCGGCCAGCTCGCCGGATGCGACGATGGCGGCCGCTCACGCCGCCACCGACTGTGACCCGATGTGCGGTCACGCGCCGGCGTTGCATCCGCACCTGACGGCTCGGGTGCGCTGCGTCGAGGTCACGAGCCACGAAAAGACGTCGCTGCTCGGCCACAAGACGGCCGGCGTCGCGCAGTTCGTCCGCACCGATCACAAGTTTTTGCAGCACGCCCCGAGCGATGCGATCGAACTGTCGTTCGAGGCCGACAGCCCGTTCGAAATCGGCAAGGAATATACCCTGGCCATCTTCGATCACGGCGATGTGTGACCCATCGATGAGGAAGGGGCCAGGGGTCAGGGGTCAGGGGTCAGGGGTTAGGGGCGAGGGACGAAGAGACGAAGAAATGCCGGCAGTCATCACGGAAGTTCAGACGGCGATGGTCACGTTGCTCAACGGCGGCACGTTCACGCCGGCGCTGAGCACGGTGGCGCGAAAGTATCTTCCGCTCTACACGCTCAAAGACCTGCAGGCGCTCACCACGACGATCGTTCCGAAATCCAGCATTTCCAAGCGTGTCAGCCGCGGCCAGCGGCTGATCGATTACGAAATCCACGTCGCCGTGCAACTGGCCGTGCAGCCCGACGATATCGACACGCTCGACGAGCTGACCCTGCTCATGGAGTCGATCGAGGATTTTCTCTTCGACAACCCGATCCCGCTGGCCGTGCCGATCAAGCCCGACGAGGTCGCCAACGACCCGATTTACGATCAGAAGAAGCTGCACGAGGAAGGTATTTTCCTCTCGTTGCTCACGGCCACGTACCGCCTCGGCTTCGAATAGACAGAAACAGCACGCCGCAAGCGGCGTGGCGAACATGCTCACCATGAAGCCCGCCCAGGCGAAGAATTTTTTCTTCGATCGGCCGGCCGTTCAAAACGCGATGGACGCCGCGACGCGAAAGGTGCTTGCGCAGTTCGGCGCCTTCGTGCGCACGCGAGCCCGTTCGTCGATGCGCCGTAGAAAAAAGATTTCCGAGCCGGGCCAGCCGCCCAGTGCGCACGACGGCAAGCTCAAGCAATTGATCTTTTTTGCGTTCGACCCCGGCGCAAAGAGCGTCGTGATCGGGCCGGCATTGCTCAACGGCGCGAATGGAGAGGTGCCGGCGCTGTTGGAATACGGCGGCACGGTCAGCCGAAACGGCGTCCGCATGCACTACGCCGCCCGCCCGGCCATGCAGCCCGCCTTCGTCGCCGAGCGATCCCGCTTGCCGCCGCTGTGGGAAAACTCGCTGAAAGCCGCCTAAGAACAAGCACTCCGCAAAGCGGCGTGGCAAACACTGGCCCTAGCCCCTAACCCCTAGTCCAATCCTATGTCCCTCCCTCTCAGTCTCAACGCCACGCTCAACGTCAACACGGCCACCGAGACGCCCTACGCCACGCCCACGTGGACGCCCGTAAAAAGCGTCAAGGATCTGTCGGTCTCGATCGATCCCGACGAGGCCGACACCTCGACCCGGGGCACCGGCGGTTTCAAGGCCGACAGCACGACGTTGATCGGCTTGCCGATCGAGGTCGACGCGGTGTGGGATCCGACCGACGTCCAGTTGATGGCGTTGGTCGCCGCCTCGCTGTCCCGCGCGGCCATCGATTGCGTCGCGCTCGACGGCCCCTCGGCGACGGTCGGCTCGCAAGGCCCGCGCGCCTATTTCTCGGTCGGCAAGGTCACGCGCGACGAAAAACTGGCCGACGTGTTGCGGGTGAAATTCACCCTCAAGCCGACCAATGCCGCGGAACCCCCGACCTGGTTCACCGTGGCGTCGTAATCGATCAAGCGACGGGCGCTGAAAGGAAACCGGCTCCTTCTCCCCCGACCGAAGCCGCTCCGAGTAAGGTCCGTCGCTGCTTTTTTACACGGACGGCTAACCACAGAGTCACCGAGAACACAGAGAAATGACAACCCGATTTTGTCCGCTCTGTGCCCTCGGTGACTCTGTGGTTAGAAACCCTTAACCCCACGCCCCATGAAAATCTTCAAGGACGCGCTACAACGCGACTGGACGGTCTCGATCAACGTCCTCGCCGTTAAGCGCATCAAGGCCAAGCTCGACATCGACCTGCTCGACAGCACCAAGGGCGAACTGCTTTTGTCGCTGGCAGACGATCCGGTCAGCCTGTGCGACATGCTGTGGATTCTCTGCGAGGAGGAGGCGACCAAGCGAGGCATTGGCGACGAAGACTTTGGCCGTTCGCTGGCCGGCGACGCGATCGATCGCGCGACCACGGCTTTCTTGGAGGAGCTCGTCGATTTTTTCCCGAGCGGCAAGCGTCGGATTCTGGAGACGATGCTTGCCTGCCTGAAAACCTTCCAGGCCCTTGCGAGCAATCGGGCGCTGGCGATGATGGATTCGCCGGAGTTGACGGCCCGCATGGAGCGGCAAGTGGAAGCGGCGATCCAAGAGGTGCTGAAGGGGTAGGGGCGAGGGACGAGGGACGAGTAAGCCTCTGGCGGTCCGTCTATCGAATCGCCGGCGTGGTGGGCGTCGACCCGAATCCGTTGACGCTCCGCGAGCTGATTTGCATGTACGAGTCGGCGCGCGACGAAGCATGGGACCGCACGTCGCATGTGGTCTGCATGATCGCGAATTGCAACCGCGACCCGAAAAAACACCCCGACCCGTTCTCGCCCGAAGATTTCCACCCGTTCCGGCGGCCGCGTCACGGCGCCGCCTCCGCGGTGGAACAATCCGAGCAGAAAATAATAGTTCCGATCACGGTCCTGAAAAACGCCTGGTGCCGCGCGACCGGCGCCCAGGGCATCACGGTCACAGGCCCGTTTCCACGGTGAACCTGCAGGCCGCAGGTACGAAGAAGACGGCTAACCACAGAGTCACCGAGAGCACATGCCAGCCAGCGCCTCCGGAATTCGAGCAGGAAAGGCCTACGTGGAGTTGGGCACGGACAATAGCGGCCTCTCCAAGGGGCTCAAAAACGCCACGGCAAAACTCCAGTCGTTTGGCGGCAGCCTCACTTCCGTCGGCAAAAAGCTGTTGGCGGTCGGGGCCGGGATCGGCGGCCCGCTGTTGGCCGCCGCCAAAGTTTTTGCGAGCGTCGGCAGCGAAATGCAGGATCTGAGCGAGAAGACCGGGGCCAGCGTCGAATCGTTGTCCGGACTGAAATACGCGGCCGAGCAAAGCGGCGTCGGCGTTGACGCTTTGGCGACCGGTTTTAAGAAGATGCAGAAAACGATCGGCGACGCCAGTGATGGCGTGAAAGAATCGCAAGAGGAACTGACCTCGTTGGGCCTGACGACGCAGCAACTCAAGGGCATGTCGCCGGATCAACAGTTCAAGGCTTTTGCCCATGCCATTTCGAAAATTCCCGACCCGGCCCAAAGAGCCACGGCGGCGATGACGGTGTTCGGCAAAAGCGGCGCCGATCTTTTGCCTCTGCTCAATCAGGGCGCGTCGGGCATCGACGCCTTCGTCGCGCATGCCAAGGAAATGGGCCTGATCATCAGCGGCGCGGACGCCAAAAGCGCCAAGCAATTTCAGCAGTCGCTTTCCGATCTGTGGGCCGTCGTGTCACAAGGCGTGTTCGTCGTCGGCGGCGCGCTGGCCCCAGTATTAAAAGGCATCGTGCAATCGATCGCCAAGGTGATCGTCAGCGCGACGGCTTGGATCAAGGAGCACAAGCAATTGATTATCGGCGCGCTGGCCGCGGCTGCCGCCATCGCCGGATTCGGCGCTGCGATTCTATCGATCGGCACGCTGATCTCGACCGTGGCGGCCGTGTTCGCCACGCTGGGCACCATTTTTTCCATCGTCATGGCGCCGCTGGGAATCATTTTCGCGTTGCTGGGAGCGCTGGCATCGCCGGTCGGCATCGTCATTGCCGCGCTGGTCGGTCTCGGGGTCGCGTGGGCCAAGATGACGGCCTCGGGCCAAGCGGCGATATCCAGCCTGGGCGCTCTGTTCGGCCGGCTGTGGTCGGAATTTTCGGTGGCTTTCGGCGGCATCAAAGACGCCTTGTCGGCGGGCGACCTGGGCCTCGCGGCTCGCATCGCATTCGCCGGCTTGCGCGTGGCGATGCTCGAAGGCGTGGCCGGCATCGCCGACGCGGTCGGCGGCGAAATGGGCGACTTCGTGGGCTCGCTCGGCACGCAGCTCGCCGGCGGCAATCTGGCCGGCGCGTGGCAAACGATGCTCAAAGGCATGAGTGCCGCTTGGGCGTCGTTTTCCCAGTGGGTCGTTGGCGTCGCCGCCAGCGTGGCGCACTCGATCATTGCAGCCTGGGCGAAAGTCGCCGGCGTGATCGCCAACGTCATCCAGAACATGATCGAGAGCAACGACGGCGACGAGCTGAAAACGAAGGCCAACGCCGAACGGCTCAAAGCGGCCCTCCACACCCGCAAGGCATCGATCGATCTTTTGCCCGAGGACGAACAAAAGAAAATCTACGCCGCCATGACCGACAGGGAGCGCGCGGAGATCGGCGTCGACCGCGGCGAACACCACGAGGCGGCCGGAAATGGCACCGCAAAGGCCAGCGACGACATCGCCGCCCAGGCCGGCAAGATCGGCGCCGCAATCGACGACTGGAAGCAGACGGCCGACGCCAACGCCAAAGCGGCCAACGACGCACTGAGCCATGCCACGGCCGGCGGAGCCAAGAAGAGCCACGACGCCCTTGACGCCGGCAACGCCGAACTCGCCAGGCTGCGCGCCGAAGCCGCTCGCAAGGCCACGGAAAAGCGGCTGCAGGACGCCAAGGAAGGCGCGAGGAAAAACATGGGCGAAGCCGGCGAGGGCGTGCAAAAAAAGCTCTCCGTCGCGGGAAACTTCAACGCCGCCGCGATCCGCGGCATGGCCGGCGCGTCCACCGCCGCCGAGCGAACCGCCAAGGCGACGGAAAAATCCAAAATGCTGCTCGAGCAGCTCGTCGCGAAGGCCGGCGCCGACGGGCGCAAAATCGCGTTCGGATTTTGAGGAAGGGGGACGAAGAACAAACGTCGATCCGCGTCCGTGACCCCTGGACCCTAACCCCTGACCCTTCCTCATGGTCGTCATCCTCGGCGAAGGCGCCCTGTCCCGCGCTCAAACGATCGGCTGGAAGGATTCCACCGCCAGCTTCCTCTACTTCGTCTCGGGCAGCGAGGACGAAGCCGAGGTCAACTTGGCCGTGCAGGCCATCGTCGGCGCCACCTACACGCCGCCCACGATCACCGGGCTGACGCTGCCCACGCTGGTGATCCAAGACTATTCGCTCGACCCGCTGGGCGGCGGGCTGTGGAAAGTCACCGTCCGCTACAACCAGGCCCAGCCGCGGAAGACCAACTACCTGCAGTACAACTTCGACACCGGCGGCGGCACGCAGAAAATCTTCGCCTCGCTGATGAATCGAGGCGTCTACGCCCCGGCGGGCGTCGGGTTGCTCGCGGGCGCGAAGCCGAATTTCCACGGCCTGATCGGCGTCACCGCCGATGCGGTCGAAGGCTGCGAGATCACGATCCCTGTGTTCAACTGGAGCGAGCAGCATTACATCCCCAAAGCCAATTTCACCGACGGTTATTTGGCCGCGCTCTACCAATGCACGGGAAAAATCAACAACGCCCCGTGGCGAATCTACACCGAGGCCGAGGTGCTGTTTCTCGGGGCCAGCGGCAGCCTGCGCAACAACGACGACTGGGAAGTGACGTTCAAGTTCGCCGCCAGCCCCAGCGCCACGGGGCTATCGTTCGACGGCGGCGCGATCAGCGGCGTCAATAAGCGCGGCTGGGACTACCTGTGGATTCGCTACGAAGACGCCGTCGACACGGGCGCCAACGTACTCACCAAAACAATCAAAGCCGTCAGCGTCGATCAGGTCTACCAGGAGGCCGATTTCACCACGTTGGCGATCGGCGACACGGGCGCGACGGGACAAGGGTGAGGAAGTGGTTAGTGGCTAGTTGCTGGTTGCTAGTGACGAAGAGGAAGAGGACCTGGCTCCATCGCCATTGACGGCGGTGAGGGCCTCCCTCGCCGGGCGTGGCGACAGGATCCACGGGCTTGCGACAACGCCGCTCTAAAATGCAGCCAGCCACTAACAACTAGCAACGCGCCTCGCCATCGTCAGCGCCGGTGTTGTCGGCCGAGCTCTAAAATGCAGCCAGCCACTAACAACTAGCAACTAGCAACTAGCAACTGCCACATGCTGGGCGACGCCTTCAAAAAAGTGCAGCCGGGTTGGGACCTGCAAATCCCGGCCGACGCCTACAACGCCTTCATCGACGCCGCCAACGCCAACAAGGCGCGGCAGCACGATCGGGCGACCGGCGTCCATTCGCTGTGGCGTGACGCGTCGATCGTGCGCGTGCAAAACAACTCTGCCCAGCCGATCAAGCAGTTCGGCGTGCTCGGCATCGACGGGCCGGCCATCAAGCCGGCCGCCAATTTGGCCGGCTTCCAGCAGTCGCCGATGTTGGCCTGCAGCACGCCGAATTTCGCCAAGCACCGCGGCCGCTTCGTTGTGGTGTTGGAGCCGTGCGACGCCGGCGGGATGGCTCGCGCCGTCGTCAGCGGCGTGGCGATCGTGCAGATCAAGCTGCGCCATCAACTGCACCGCTACGCGGATGTCGACGACGGCCAGACGGGAGATCTCGCGTCCAGCCACGCCGGCGCCGCGGAACTGCTCTACGTCGACGGGCCGGCCTATCTCTCGCAAACCTCTCCCGGCCAGCTCGCCGGCATGAGCCCCAACCAACTCGGCGGCAACATCAATCTGCTCGGCGCGACGGACGAAGACGAGACCGACGACGACGACGGGGACGACGGCGACGACGATTACGACGAGGGCGGCGCGGATGACTACGAGGTTTCGGGCAGCGAATACGTGGCCGGCGAGTCGGCGGGCGGCACGGAAGTCTATGACGATAGCGACGACGACGATGACGACGACGACGGCGATCCCGATGTGCAGCCCTACGGCGGCCTGGGCGGCTCGCCACTTTCGACGTACACGCCCGGCGGTCTGGCGTCGCTGTCGGGCGGCGGCCTAAAGATGGTCGGCAACGGCCTTTCCTGGGCCATCGTTCGGCTCGGTCGCTTCGGTCCGACGTTTCTGATTGGCAAAGCGTCGGGCAACATTGCGTCCGGCGGCTCGGGCACCGCCGAAGTGTGGATCGGCTCGCCCGGCGAAGAGACCGACAGCGGCGTCAGCGAAGCCGTCGAGTCACCGTTCGGCGGCGTCACGAGCGGCGACTACATCGCGGCGAGCTGGAACGGCTTCGGTTTCTACATCCACGCTGAAAAGTGCAGCTGAACGGTCCGTTACATTCGTCCCTCCTCCCTCGCCCCTCACCCCCATGGGCTTCCGCTTCAATCCCGGTTGCGGTTGCTGCGGCCAATGCGGCTGCCGCGGCGATGCCCCGCCGCAATTCCAGGTCACGCTGGGGGGCGGTTTCCACGATGGGTCGGTCGACGTCGGCTATCCGCCCGAGGAAGAGCCTTGCTCGTGCGGTTTCCTGAACGACGCCTCGGCGATCGCCTCGCTCGCGCCCGACTGCACCTACGATTTCAATTTCGGGTTCGTCGACTGCACCGATGATCCGTCGTTCGTCTATGCTCAGGGCTTTTTGGTATTGATGGAGGGCGAGATACTTTTTTCGCTCGGCTTCAGCGGCGCCGACTCCTCCGCATTTTTTACCTGGCGCGTCACGTTCGAGGGCGCTTACGACTGCACCCAAACGTACACGCTTCCCTTCGTGGGCATGAGCGGCGGCGCGGCGACGGTATGCACGGGCACGCCCGAGTCGATCACGATCGCGCCGTTGTTTTAGGCGAAGAAAATGCAAGGCCCGAGCCACGAGCCACGAACTACGAGCCTCCTTTGCCAGTTCGCGCGCACCGAAACCGGCTGGCGATGCCGCGTCTGTGACCAGACTGCCCACCCTACCAAGTTTCCGCCGTCGTGCGTCTGCGGCTCGCAAGATAGGCCGACTTCTTCTTCGTCACTCGTCCCTCGCCCCTCGCCCGTCGCCCCTGTGCCGTCCGTGACGCCGCCAGGGCCCGTCACGCGGGCGGTCCGGTTTGGAGCGGCGTTCGTCCGCTGGAAAGCGGCCGGCTCGCCAGTGCGGCCGCACGACGCCCAGGAAGCGATTTTTTCGATCTGCGGCGACTGCCCGTGGTCAGGGGCCAGGGGTCATGGCACGTGCGGGCTGTGCGGCTGCCGGCTACAAAAGAAAATCGCGATGGCCACCGAAAGCTGCCCGGATGGCCGCTGGTAGCTCAGGCTTTCCGGCCTGGAATCGGACCGGGGAACTGCGTGACCGTTGGCGGGGAACAATGTGACCTTTTTGCCGACGGCGTCCGACCGTCGGCTTCGAGCACCAAGTCGCAAAACAGCCGGTCGCTGCTGTAGGGCGTCGGGCTGATATGCAGCCACGCCTTCGGTTGATTCGCCATGTCGTGGCAAACAGACACAGCAGATGATCGATCGGCGGATCAGCTCGCCGGAGCGTTCGCCCCGCCGCTTGCGGCGGGTGTCGCCGCAGGCGCGATCGTCGCCGTGCCATCGGTGTTGATCGTGACGGCACGTGGCGGCGTGAACGTGTTGGCGCCGGGCGCGATCGTGTTGAGCAGCGTTTGCAGCGCCGTCGCGGCATTGAAATGCGCGGCGGCGCCGGTGCCCATCGCCGCCACGATCTGATCGGGCGTGGCGGCCGGACTGTTCCATACGGCATTCTGAAGCTGCGCGAGCTGAAGCGTGAGTTGCAACGTGAGGCCGTTGGCCTGCTGATCGATCTGGCCGACGATGTTTTGCGCCGGCGTCAACGAGGAAAACGGGTTGGCCATTTTGCGGATCCTTTTGTCGATGCGGACACAGCCATTGAAGAACCTACGCAGGGTTGCCGACCGCTATCCAGTTCAGCACGCAGCCAGTAGGCGGCGTAGCTCCATTGCTTGCCTCCAAAACCAGCTCAAAGCTGCCGTCGTAGACATTGTAGGTCGTGGCCGTGACAGGGTTATAATTGGTGTCGAGTGTTGGGCCATTTTGGTCGAGAGTGAGGATGATTACTGGAGTGCCACTCCAGCCGCCGGGGAGCGAAATTATACTGCCAGAATAAACGCCGGTCGCAATCCCAAACGCAACGAGCGGTCCATCGCCGCCGGCATTCGCCGCTACGTAGGTCGCGACGGCCTTTTGCGATGGGACCCGCGCGTCGCTGTCGGCGGCCATTGTGCCGTCGGTGTCGAGAAAGGCGGCGGGGATCGAGGCGGATTCGGCGGCGGATTGAGCGGCCGATGCGGCGCCGGCGACGTCGAAATCGGTGGCCGCGTGCGTTGAAGCGGTGCCGAGGCCGTCGAGCTTCGTCTTGTCGGCCGCCGACATCGTGCCCGCGGTCGAGTCGGTGGCGACGGCCATCGCCGTCGCCGATGGCGGAAATACTTGCTCCCACACGGCCGCGGCCGTCGCCGCCGAAACGCACTGCCAGATCGTCGGCGGCGTCGTGGACGTATTGACGCACACGGCGCCTTGCCCGACCGGCCCAGCGGCGCCCGTGTTCGCCCCGTCGTCGTTGGCCGTGGGATCGCGCGTCAGGATGAGCGGCACGCAGATCGTGATCAGCGCCGGCACCGTCGTGCCGCCCACGGTCTGTATGTCGCTTCCCGAGCAATCGCTGGCGCTGTCGGGAACCTGCAAGCCTTTGAGCGTGACGAGGGTCATGGGAGGAAGGGGTCAGGGGTCGGGGGTCAGGGATCAGAGGACGCGCAAGCGGTCGGAATCGCGAATTCTTCGTTTCTAGCCACTAGCCACTGACCACCAGCCACTAACCACTCAGCCCTTCAGGGCGAGGTCCATGGTGCCCACCGCGGCGATCGCGACGAACGCGATGGCCGTCGCGCCGACCGTGGGCGCCGTGGCGTTGGTGCATCGCCAGACGGTGTTGGCCGCGGCCGTTCCAGTCGGCCCGACCGCGACGATGGCGCCGATGTATTTGCCGGTCGAGTCCATCGTCGTCGCGCGGGTCAGCACATACGACGCGCCCGCGGCGCCGGCCGTGGTGCACGTGTAAAGACCGTTGTTGGCCGGCGCAGCTTCGTCGGTCACCAGTACCACGTCGGAGAGGACTACCGCGTGGCCGTCGATCGTCAGCACGCCGTGCGCATTGGCCGTCAGCGTGGCGCCGACGCCGGCCGTCTCGTTGTTGTACGTGTTCGCGGGCAACGCCGCCGTGGCGACGACCGTGGCGATCGCTTGGGCGAGCTCGGTCGCCACCAATTTGAGTCCGCGCCAACCAAAGCAACCGACCGGCAGCGGATAGCCATTTCCGGCCGCGACGGTCGTCACGAGCGGATTGCCGGCGCCGTCTTGCAGCGCGTAATACGAGCCCCCCGGCTTCGCGGCCCCATAGAAGGTCACCGCCGTGATCGGCGATGCCGCCGGCAATCCGAACGCTCCTCCCGTGATCGTGGCGGCGTCGATCTCGGCGGTCGACGCCAAAGCCGCGGTGATCGCGATGTCCGTCAGAGCCAGCGGTCGCCGATGAAGGGTTTGCACAGCAGGGGCCGGGGGTCATGGGCCAGGGATCAGGAGGCAAGCCCATTGTCACGGTGGCGGCGTGCATTTTCCCAGCCGCCTTTCGATCCGCTCGATCCGGCCGACTAAAAGCCGCGTGTCGAACCAGATCGACACCAGCGCGACGCCGACGAGCAACCGCTTGAGCGTCATCCCTGACCCCTGGCTCGCCACCACTGCGCGCCGAAGGCGGCGAGGGCGGCAGCCGCAATCCCGACGAGCCAGGCGATCGGAATCTTCAGCGAGCCATCGACGCCTTCCCGCGCCGCGACGGCCGCCGCCGCGGCCGCGACGTGCGTCAGCACGCGTGACGTGGCGATCGCCGACATGCTCGGCCCCGGCCGAAAGATTTTTAATTGGGGCGGCGTGACGGGCCCCACCGTCGCCGCCGGCGATGCGTGATTTCGTTCCCTCGCTCCTCGTCCCTGGCCCCCGACCCCTGCTTTACTTTCCACGGCATTGCTCCTCATGTTTCTTGGCCGCCGCCGTTCCCATCAGGCGTGTATCGCGCAAAATCCGACCGCGTCCAAGACTTGGCGTGGCACGCTCGACCGACGATGGCCATGTAAAACTCGTCGTCGACTTTTGCTGCGCGGATTCGGTATCGCATGGCCTCAATCCTCCCGCGGCTCGCGATCATTTTCAAAGGACGCGAGGGCCGGTTGCGCGGTTCACTTGGCCCTTTTCTTCTTTGCCGAGGCGGCAACGCCGCCCGCGGCGATGCCGCCGGCGTCTCCGACCTCAAGACTTTGCTCAGCCTGGAGCAAATCCGCCAGGATCGCGCGACGCTCGTGGCTCGCCAGTCCCTCGAAATTTCTTCGCCAGCGGCGTCTCTTCCTCTTGATCCGTTCCCGCTCGCGAAAATTCTTGCCGGCAACCATCGGCGTCAATGGCGATGCGTCCTGGGGCACGAAGTTGCACCACAGCATCTCGTCGCGCATCGTGCCGCCGCGGGTGATCGCCGGCAGCGTTTCCACGTGCCAGCCGGCGAGCATTTTGTCATACAGCGGCGAGGCGTAACCCGAGACCATGATTTGCGCGCCGGTCTCCGCCACGCGAAGAAGCGCCCGCACCAGGCGGGCATGGCCGTCGTCGTCGAGCTCGTGCCGATAGATTTTCTTTTTCACCCGCGTCGCCGGCAGGTACGGCGGGTCGACGTACAGCAGCCATTGCTCGTCGAACTGCTCGAACATCTCGTCGATCCAGGAGATGGCATCGGCCCGCTCGACTTTGACGCCGCCGCCGGCGAGATTTTGCAGCCAGTGAAAGACGTCGAGATCGATCTCGACCAAGTAACTCTTGAGGGCGGGCGGCTTGCGGCGAAAAATTCCGGCGCCCCCGGCGAACGGCTCGGCGTAATGCAAGTGCGGCGGCATCAAGCCGACGATCCACTTCCAAACCGAGTCGAGATTTTTTCCCCCCGGATATCGGAGATAGCACTGGGCCGGCGAAGAAGAATTCAAGCGGCGCCCTCCGTGGCTTCAGCCGTCTGCGCCGTTCCCGGCATCACCGCTCCCGGCATCACGCCGGCGCCGTCGCTGCGGCCGATCGCGCGGCGCGCGACGGCGCGAATTTCCTGAATCACCTTGGGGCCGACATTGGGGACGGACTGCAAAAACTGCTCGTCGGTCTGCAGCAGCTCGCCGAGCGTGCGGATGCCCAGCTCTTCCAGTGCGTTGACGGTTCGCACGCCGAGGCCGATATCGGCGACCGGCCGGCTCGAAAAATCGGGCGCCTCGGGCGACCGGCCCTGCAAAACTTCGCGCTCGGCCCAATCGATCACGGCCCGCATGCGCGCGAACTGGCCGAGCTCGAAATGAATCGCCAGCATCATGCAAAACTGCTCGGCGCGCTCCCTGGGCATGATCGGGGGCGGCGAGGCATTCGTTTCGAAGCCGCCCTCTGACTGGTGTCGTGGCATCCGTGCTTTTTCCTCGGGCTCTTTCGGACCGCATCGACACGGCTGGCGATGCAGCGGCGAAGCCTCTTCGCCCGTCGCCCCGCCCACTCCCAAACTCCTGGGCCGCCCTAATTCGCCGGCCGTGTCACCTGCTTTGGAAACTGTCTGACTCGCAGCTCGGGCGGCCATTCGTCCGGGTCGCCGCCTTTCCGATCTTTCAGCCGGACGACCGAGGCCTCCAAGCATTGTTGTAGCTTGGCCGCCGCCGCGGCGCGAGGGATCGGCTCCCGGAGTTCTTCCTTGGTGAACACGCGACGCGATCCCGGCACCGCGGCGATCGCATCGCCGTCATACGGCGATCCGCCGAGCTGCTTGACGAAGCAAGGCGTCTCCGCCTCTTCGCATTGCCTGACGATCGACCTCACGTTTCCCAGATTGCACGGCCGGGCGCCGTGTCCACTCTCGCCCCCGACGATTACCCAGTCGACGAAGTGCGGCGCGCCCGAAACACTGAGCAGAGCATCGTCGGTGATTTGTCCACGGAGGCAATCGAGCTCGCGACCGTGCGGAAGCTTGATCTCGCTTAAGTCGACCGGGCTCAGCAAAGGCTCGATGCTCAGAAAAATCTTGTTGGCCAGCGGTGCGCATCGCAGCAGCGGCATGACATTGGCCTCGGCCGTCTGCTGATCGCTGATCGACGTGCCGAGCCACAGATTGTCGCGCCTGCCGCCGCCGGTCGCGTGCAAAAGCCGGTCGATGCTCTGCGGCCGTTTGGTCAGCAGCAGCCAATCGAGGTTGGGGCACCTATCGATGAGGGAAAACAAATCGATTCGCAGATCGGACAGCGTGGTGAACTCGAAATCTTGGTGGGGCAGAAACGCACCATTGCGATTTGGATAGGCACGATGCCGTGATCCGATCGCGTCTCCGATGACGTCGTATATCGACTGCGCGCGCTCGAACGAAAGACGTTCGCCCAAATGATCGAGCACCGGGCCGTCCCAATCTTCGAACACGTCGGCCATGCTGGCGACGAACACGCGCGGCCGATACTTCTGAGGGCAGCAATCGGCGTGATCGCCGCGCGAGCAGTCGAACGTGCGAAAGCATCCGGCTCGCCGGTTCCAGAGCTCTGGCTGGAACCAATACTTACTCGTCGTCTTCACGCGTGTCCCTTCGGCGCCCCAGACCGCTTGCCCCGTTCGCTTGGCCATCGCCTCGGCGTAACAATGCACGCAGCCCGGCGCGACCTTTTGGCAGCCAATCCACGGATTGAACGTGTGCGTCGTCCATTCGATCTTACTGTGCTCACCCACGGCCAGCCTCCTTCAAGCGATGCTGCGCCAAAAGCTGCTTCGCGATCTCCGCCGACGCCGGTCCCAGCCCGGCGATCTTGTCGATGAGCAGCCGCCTTATGCGGCCCATCCGGAATGCCTCCTCCATCGACTTCGGCTCCGCGCCAACGACAGCGAGGAGCAGCATCGACAAATCGCTGGCCTCGATGCGCAGGTCGATCTGCCCAGCCGCACAGGCTTCGGCGAACGACTGCATCCCTAATTTCGGATCGATGCGCACGGATTCACCTTCCGGAGTTCTTTGGTTCGAAACGCGCAATCAAAGATTCACGCTGAATCACCAGCGCGACGATTTGCTCGCGGGGCGACTCGTTGAACGCCGCGCGGATCGCGGCCTGCAATTCGGGATTGTCCCAGCCGATCTGCGAGACCACGCCGGACGGCACGAATTCGTGCTGGGGATCAAATGTGATTTTCATGCGATGCTCATTTCTCCGTGCCGCTTGGCCTTCTCTCGCCGCCGCTGGGCACGTTTGCGGCAGGAAAAATCGTAGTAACGATGCTTGCCGACGAGCTGGCGGCCGCATCCACAAGCGCACACCCAGGCCGGCTCGGCGCCGCCGTCGATGGTTTTTTGCAGCGTGACTCCGTTGCGTCGATACGCGACGGCGATTGCCATCGCCAGCGCCAGACCCATTTCGCGCGGCACGCCATTGCCGCACGCCCGCTTCTTTTCGGCCGCCTTGAAAGGCGGCAAATCAAAACCGGGAGGCAGACCTTGCAGCGCCAAGACCTCGGCCAGCGAACGGCCGTCGCTGGCCAGCGCCGCGCCGGGCATCTCGCCGCGCGCGATCGGCCGTTGCCGGCGATCGATGTGGAGCATTCTTCCACTGCGCGAGCCGAACTGGACGTGGCGCAGCCGGGTGGTGTCGCAGAACCATTTCTGGTCGATGTCGATCCGCTGGCAGAAATAGCCGTCGATCCGCACGTCGGGCACGCGGGCCACGTTTTCCATCAACCACCATTCCGGCGCCGCCTCCGTGACGCACCTGGTGAATTCGTCGATCATCTTTTGGCCGTCGCCGGTCGGCGGCGCGCGGCGCAATCCGGAAAAATCCTGACAGGGCGGTCCGCCGATGATCCCCTCGAAGTGACCCGCCGGCGGGTGAAATGCCGCGATGTCGCCGCCCCACAGCAAGTCCGGCCCGCGCACGACGCAGCAGCCGCATTCCTCGAACGCGCGGCCCAACAGGTCGATGCCGGGAAATATTGAAAGGATGAGCAAAGCAGGGATCAGGGGACAGGGATCAGGGTTCAGAGCCACTTATCCTTGGCGCAGCCCGCGCCCACGAGCTTTCAGCCATCGCTCGATCTGTCCCAGCATTGCCGGCGAGCATCCTTGGCGGCCGTAAATTTGGCGAAGCATCTCCTCGGCCTCCCGCAAAAATGCCGGATCGAAGTCGTTGCGAAAATCTTCGAAACATTCTTTCTGGTCGAGATCGCAGCCGATCGCCCTCGCGCATTGTTCGCCAATAGATGCCGCCGCCACCTTGTCCCCCGCGCTGACGCCATACGTCGTCGTATGCATCCGGTGGTGACGGTCGTCCCAGGCGAGAATGACGACTTGGGCCTTCCGATAGCCATCAGCGATTTTCTTGGCTTCAAACACCGGGATATCGAGATAATCAGGCATCGCTTTTCACCGGAAAAGGTTGGCGGGAATGAGACGACCGGAGGTAAAGCGGATGCAGCGGCGCGCCGCATCGCGTGGCGCCGAAGTATTCAATCGCGGGTTCCAAGCCCCGGACGAGCGCGAGGACCGCTCGATCGCGGCCCAACAAGTGACCGTGGATGCCCCACGCGGCGACGGTCAAGGCGGCGCAGCCGACCGCATCGGCGATCGATTCGTCGTTGCGCGGTCCGATCGGATCGGGGGCGATCCGCAGCGCCGCCGGATCGGTCGATCGGAGCCCGAACAGGTTGGTAATAATAATCCCACCGAAACCCCACCGCCTTGCAAAGCCGATGCAGCGCCGCACCGTGGGATCGTCCACTTCGCCGTCGGCCGTCGACGGGTTGAGCAGCACGAAATTCACCATCGACTGCGGCGCGCGCCGGTCCCAAATCCGCTTGAGCATGTAGCGATAGTTGCCGCACCGCGACACCAAGGCCGAGCGAATCATCGGTGGATCGCTGGTCAATTCGAACATCGGTTCAAGCATCGTTCACCTCGGCTTCTTTGGCGCGCGCGAGCCCGTCAATTTCAGATGCAGGCCAATCTGCCGGGCCGATTGGTCGATCGAGCAAAGGAAGTACCAGCCCGGTTCGCAGCGGATGCGTCCCGCCTTCTTCTCGCGACGATAGGTCGCGCAAACCTCAGCCAATCTCGTTTGCGGGAACCGACGATCGGCCACCGCCTCGGCAATCGTCGTCAGGGGCCGAACGCTACGCACGTCGTCGCCCACCACGTCGCGGAGGAAATTGAGCACGCCGCCGATTTCGCGCGTGCGGTCGGCCGCGGTCGGCATCAGCCGGTCGATGGCCCCGGCGAGCGATGCGCCGATTGGTTTCGGGCCGCCACTTATGTCGCCATTTGTGGCGACCCGCTTTTCGGCCTCAACCTCTCTAACTTCTACCCCCTTAGCAAGCGCTGCGATTTGGCGCGATTCAGAGAGGTTTGAGAGGTTAGATAGTTCTAGTTTTTTTGAACTCTTTGAGAGGTTTGATTGTTGCAAGTCGCCATTTGTGTCGCCAGAAGTGGCGACTTGATCGCCACAAGTGGCGGCCGGCGGCGGCCGCGTTTGCCTCGCCACTTGTGGCGGCGGCGTAGTGAACGCCCGGGAAGGCGACTGTTGGAACGCATCCATCGCGTTCGCAACAGGCGCCTCTCCCGTATCCGTTGACCGTTCGGCGTGCGCTGCTGAACACGAGCCGAAATCCAATTCGGCCTGCTCGTCTCCCACGCGGGTGAGTCGGCCAATGCCGACCTCGAACGGATCAACGATTTCGATCGTCCAGGCACCGGAGTGCCGATTGTATTCCTTCAGCCGGATCAGGCCTATCGCTTTGAGCTCGTGCAGCAGCCGCAGGCCGGCCCGCGAGCTCCCGCGGATGTCGGCAGCAATGTCGTTCGCCGTGACGATTACCGTCGCGAGCATGCGGTGAGCGAGGCGCACATACAAAAACTCCCATGCGACCCGGGCCTGCAACGACAGTGACCTCTCCCGACGAACCGCCGCCGAACGCTCGTCGTCATACACCAGCTCGACGGACATTTCATCACGGCCACGCGGCTCCTGCAGACCATCCGCCAGCACTCTCAACGAGGCTTCCATTGCCTTCACCTTTTCAATTTCGATTCATCTGCCGCCGCTCGGTCCGTCGCCGAGCCGTCGCCCTCCTGTGACGGGCCCGGCGGGCGCTCCGCGGCGCTGGCATGGATCGCGGCCCGGTCCTCCGACGAGAGCAAGTCGTTGGCCTGGAGTAAATTCAATGCCTCTTTGTTCTTCCAGGCACGCTCACGCTTGATCGCTTCGAACACTTCATGGCGGTGAACGGGTACGCTTTCCGGCGCCTCGATTCCGAGGCGAACCTTGTCGCCGCGGACTTGTACGATGCAAATCGTGATACAGTCGTTGATTACGATCTTTTCGTTGACCTTCCTGCTCAACACGAGCATGGCGAATCCTTTCTGTCTCAACAGCACGGTCGGCGGTCGATCCTTCGGCCGCCGGCCGCTCCCTCTCAATTGGACGCGGCCTTCTTGCCGCGCCACTGTCCTGCCGCCGGCCAACTCCGACCGGCGGCCCATCCCTACTCTGCGCCGATGAAAATTAACCGGTCACCGTCTGGCTAACCGGATTCGAGCCAGAGGGCGCCGATGCGGTCGATGCCCCACCGGCCTTGGGCTCGCCAACTGCGTGGGGAAACCTGGGGTCTTCCCCAGGCACACGTTGACCGGCGGCACTCGTCGCTGCCGACCCCGAGGCCGGCGATCCTGACGTCGCTGCCGGCGATGCGGTACCCGACGTCGCTGCCGGCGCGGCGGTGCTCGACGCCGCTTTCGTCGTCGCGGCCGGAGCGCCACGCGGACCCATCGACAGCTTAATCAAATCGAGCATCTCGCTTAGCGCTCCATGCACCTGCAACAGAGCGCCGACGGTGGCGTTGTCGATGCCGCCATGCTCCCCGACAAACTGTTTGACCGTCGCCGGCGTTACCGTCGTCGCCGACGATGCTGCAGCGGCCGTCGACGCCGTCGCGGGCGCCGCAGATGGGGAAGAACTCGCCGTTGCCATAGGGTTTCCTTTCCAGTGAAAAAAACCATTGAAAAACCTCGTTCAGAAAAAAACGCGCCACGTTACACAAAGCCATCGGCCGCCGGATCGGCCGCTGCATTCGCCTCGTCCGGTTCCTCCTCTCCGTCGTCGTGCATCGCGGCGATCACCGCGTGCGCCACCGGCTCGATCGCGTCGGCAATGCGCGACAGGCTGGCGGTCAAAAGACAGATGCCATAGAGCATCGCGTTTTCGTGGCCGCCGAGCTCGTCGACAATGTCGACGATCTGTTGCTTCGTTTTTGGATCAACAGCCATGTGGACAGGGTGAGAGTGAGAGTGAGGGGACACGGTCAGGAAAAAATCCGGGTCGGCCGGCCCCGAAGGCCAGGCACAATGCCGCCGGCCGATCCCGGGTTTTCCAAAGAAACGATTCCTAGCGGCGCCGGCAGCGGCGCGCGGCGCGCCGCTGGTGACCGCGAACCAAAAGTCGCCCTAGTGCGCGGAGCGGGTGAAACCCGCGCGAATCCGCTCGGCAACTCTCGCAGCCCCCTTGCTCGCCACAGGACGAGGCCGCTTGCTCGGTTCCCGGCTCGGGCGCCGTGAGCATCGGCATCGAGCATTGCCCGTTCGCACAACTGGCGCACGGACTGGCGACCGCCGGCGTCGCGCCGCAAGCGACCATGATCGCCAGCGCGACGAAAGACGCAATTGCAAATCGAATCATCAAAAGACCTCCGTGAAGGAAACGAGAACAGGAACCGCGAATGACACGAATCACGCGAATGGGAACGAAGACGCGCCACGTCTTCGTTCGTGTCATCCGTGTGATTCGTGGTCGAACTCATCCTCGTCAGAACAGCCGTCGCTGCGGCTCGACCAGCGGCGGCAGGAGCCTGATAAAATCCGGCTCCATGTCGCAATAGAACTGCTCGGTCGTCGCAGAGTCGGCATGGTCGAGCGTCGTCTGAGCGATCGCCGCTGCGCTCTTGATCCCGAGCCGGCCCATTTGCTTGGCGTGCGTGCGGCGCCACGCTTGCGGGCTCAGCCATTTGTCGCGCGGCGTGGTCTCGATCGGAGGGATGCCGGCCAATTTTTGCAGCCGCTCGTGACAATCGACGAAATGGCTGTATGACCGCTGCCAATCGAAAATCAACGTCGACGGTTTTGACTCCATCGAGGCCTTCATCGCCAGAAGCGCCGAGTGGGCCGACGGGTGCAGAAATTTTTCCCGCGACTTGTGCGTCTTGGGCACCACTTCCTCGGGCAAGGAAAGCCAGGCTCCATCGCGACGCACGACGAGCATCCTCCAGCGGATCAACAGCAGCGTGCCGCTGCGCAGGCCGGTGTAATAAAGCGCTGCAATCATGGCGGCCCACCACAGCCCGGGCGGCGCCGCCGGCGGCGTCACGTCGCCGCGCTGCGGGGCCCAAGCCTCGACGCGTGACGCGGCCGCGGCAATGCCGCGCGCTTCTTCCAGCGAAAAGGGAACCTTGGGCCGCGACTTTTGCACCTGCACGATTTCGACCATCGGCGCCCTGGGCAAAAGCTCTTTGGCTTGCCGCTTGGCGTCGGTGGTGGGGCCGGTGCGATAGAGCACCGCCCGAATCTGCCGCAGGTGCTTGGCCTGCGTGAATGCCTTCATCGGCTTCGGCGCGCCGGCCGGTCCGCGCTTGTAGTTCGCCTCGTGCAGGCGCGATGTGAATTCGACGGCGACGAACTCGTCGATTTCTTCCAACGGCGGATCGCCGGTGAAAGAAATCCAGTAGGCAAGACTTTCGCGGTAACTGACGATCGTCGCCGCCGAGGCATGCCGGCCGACCAGCACGATCGGCAAGAACCAGCGCTCGAAAAACTGCGACAAGCGAATGTCGGGCGACAAGCTCTTGCCGTCGCCGGGTGAAAAATCGCCGTCGGGCGACCAGATGCGGAACGGAGGGGCGAGGGGCGAGGGACGAGGGACGAGGGGCGAACGATCGAAGCCGCCTGGACTGGTCATAGCAAAAATCTCCGGCGCGGGCCGAAATTGCTCCAATGCCTCCGTTACATCCGGCGCGCGCGGCTGCCCATCCGCTGGTCTGCGACGTCCGATTCGCGTGGGAACTCTTGGTGTCTAGCATGCTTGAAGAAAGGGACGAGGGACTAGGAACGAGCACAAAACTCTAGCGCGGGCGGACCGGCCGATGCGTTTCGACGCGGCCGAACTCCGACGAATCGACGCCGGTGCCATTCCAACCGCGGGCGACCATCGCGGCGTGGCCCTGGCCGAACGTGGCGACTTCGGCCGATGCATCGGGCGACCGGCTACCTGTTGCATGTCTGAACGGGTCGTACAGAAGTCCGTGCAGCTCGGCGAGCGGGCGCAACCGAGCGACGGCTTGTTCGATGGTCGGGTGGTCTTCGAGGTAGCTACGCGCGCCGCAGATCGAACGGCGGCGCTCGGTGAACATCACGCGCAACGTGCGCGGACCGCAGGGGCGAATCTCGACGCGGATCGCCGCTTCGTGCGCCAGGATCACCAGATCGGTCAGACTGGGGTGATCGCACGTGGCGAGATTCTTGTGGCTCAAATTGATCGACACGAACCGCGGATCGTCCCACGCGGCCGTGCGTACGGCGCGGTCGATTTGATAAATCCCGCGCGCAACGATGGCCAGCAGGTCGGCCACGCGCCGGCCGAATGGGCTGGTCTCGATGCCGTTGGCCTCCAGCCAGTCGGCGCCGGAATATCGCTTGGTTTGCTGGGCGATCATGAGGCGCCCCGCTTGACGAAGGGACTGCGGCGCTCGGCGGCTTGCCGAAGTTGACGGGAAAAATTGAACCGCCTCAGCCAGGCGTTGTGCGGCGCATCGAGGTCTTGCGTGGCGAATGCGGCCAGAGTCCGATCGCTTTGCCGGTCGATCATGCGAATGCAGCGAAGGCAAATGCCGTGATCCACTCCGCCGACCGCGAGCGGCTCGGCCGCCGCGCGGCAAGCATCTTTAGATCGGCCGCAGCAGCGGCAATAGTCGATAATCTCAAGGCCGGCGAAGATCATAGGAAGGGTCGAGGGGTCAGGGGTTGGGGGACTGCCGCAGTTCGTCCAGGGTCAGCGACGAGCAGCGGTGCGGTCGCTTCGATGTCGGTTCGCGCATCGCCGACTCCTTCTATTGTTGGTGACGAGCATGCGCGGCGCACGCCGCTATCGCGGAGCGAAGGCGACGGCATGGGGACGGGTGATTTTCGAGGCGCCGCCAGACGAGCCGGTCGAGACCGCCGCTGGTTTCCAGCCGTGCGATGGCGACGTAGAATCGCTGGACGCCACATTCGAATTCGGGGAAACGCATGATGCGGTAGCCGCCGCATCGACTGAGCCATGCAAGCGATTTGCCCATCACGGTCTCGGCCGTGACCGGCTGGCGCGGGAAGCGAAGCGTTTTGCGTGTGCGCTTTTTGGCTGCCGTCTTCATAGCCGTCCTGCTTTGCGAAGGCGCCACGCGTCGGCGACCGAGGCCATACGGCCGTGGCAGAGGTTCGCCGCGGTGAGCACCTCGTGCCGCTCTCGGCGGCTCAGTGCATTCCACCAACACATTCCTCTTAATTCGTCCGCGGTCGGAGGCCGCCGGTCGTTAGTTTTCGTGGTCATAATTTGGCTCAACAATGGCCATAATTTGGCTCAACAAATGGGGGCCGGTTTTTTGTCGCCGGGAGCGACGACGGGCGTCCACACGGGGCGGCCGAGCTTTTCCGCGGCCGGCTTGTGAAGCCGGCCGAGGTAGAGGTACGGCTTCAGCCGCGGCGGCTGGGCGCCGAGGCAAAAGCACCTCCCCGGCGCGCTGTAGTAATGGTGCAAAAAGTCGTCGATCGGCGCTCGTTGCGGCATGAGGCGCGAGAGAATTGCTAGTCGCGAATCCGCGGGGGCCGGCCGAGCATTCCCACCCGCCGGCCCCGTTGGGATCGCAGAAAAAGCAAATTCCCTCACCAGAGCGGCCCGGTTGAAGTGGCACAGCGGCGCCAGTCGGTCTTCCCACCGGAGACCGATCAACACACCGCGGCGAGCAAAACGGGCCGGGCCAGATTGGCCCAAGATGCCGCCAGCCGCGAGCAACATTGCTCGCGACTGAGGGCGATTCTACTGATTTGTAGAATGGCGTCAAGCGCCTCGGGAAAAGAATTTTCCAAGTCGTCGATTATTTTCCCGACTTCGCTCGCGCATCGGCCGCGTCGAGTTGGCGGCTAATCTCGTCGAGTTGCCGGCCGAGCCGGTCGATCTCTGGCAGCGCTCGTTCGGCGACCGCGCCGCTTTCATCCGGCGCCGCGCTGTCGATCTGGCGTTTCAACTCGGCCATTCTTTGGCGAATCAGGCTGATCTGCTCGAGCCTCGCCTGCTCGATGCGATCTTCATTCGCTTTTTTTAGATCGGCCGCGGCTTTCTCCCGCGCTCTCCTTCCGGCCTCAAGTTGCGCCGCCGCCTGCCGCCGTGATTCCTCCATCGTCTTGTCGAGATCGCGCTGAAACTTCGCGCTCGACGCGTCGACTTTCTCGGCCGTCGCTTTCGCGTCCTTGTCAATCTGCAACTGCGTCGCCTCCGCGCGGAACTCGATGATCTGGGACACCTTGACGTGACGCTCTGGCTCCGTCGAGGCGGCGCGTGCGCGCTGCCACTCCGCATCGTTGACCGATCCGATCACAGTTTCGACGGCTTGCCGGTTCCGCTGCTCGGCGCTCGGTTTCGATCCGCTCTCGCCGCAGCCGGCGAAAGCTAGCGCGATCATTAAGAGAGTCGTTCGCATAGAAACTGCCCCGACGGTTGAAGAGAGGAGAGGAAGCCGTATTGGCAAAGCATGAACTTAGCCGCGCGCCGATGCAAGCGGCCGAGCCTTTTTTTCTTTCGCCGGCGTTTCGATCAACTCGTCGATCGTGCAGTCAAGGGCAGCCGCGATACGACCCATGATCGCGACGTTCGGCAAGAAAAGACCGTTCGCAAGCCGCGAGACGTTGGCCGATGTGGTGCCGGCCTTCGCGGCGAGCGCCATTTGCGTCATTCCGCGCGATTCGAGAAGCCGCGTGAGATTCGCGGAGATATTCCTTTGCACCTGGCGGTCGCTGTCGGTCTTTCCCATGCGTTTACTATACATCGTCGCTCCCTTTCGCGCGAGTCTACGATTTTCAAAAAACAGCCGAAGGCAACGAGGCCAGACTGGTGAACATGAGCCCGAGGGGGCCTGCTCGTATCTCTGACGGGTTTTCACGTTGCCAATCGGCTGCCCGCACGAAAACCAAGCCGCCCTCGCGACTTGGTCTCCATGCGTAGCGTTTCAAATCGTGTCTGCCTTCTAAAATGGACACCCCGGCGGCTACGCTCGCGGCATGATCGAATGCTTCACAAACCTAGCCCCGTGATGACGAGGCCTTCCGGCAGTTCCCAATCGGCGAAAGATTCGTCGGCCATTTTCTTTTCCTCCCATCGCAGCTTGCCCAGCGTTAGAGCATCGGTCTGTACAACCGATGCTCAAGCCCGAAAAAGCCATCCGAATTTCGCGCCGGCTTGCCGGCGGAAACGAAACGGCCGGCGCGGATTAGGACCGGGTTGTCCATGGAGAATGGCCAACTTTTTTGTTTGTCAGCTCGCGTGGCCGAGCATCGGTTCCGTAGACCGATGCTCTATCCAATTGAGCTACGGGTGCTTTCGCAATTTCGCTTTACCCCCCTTATCGGGTGCGCGACCGAAACAACCGGTCGGTCGCTTGCCGAATGGGGGATCCCACGCACGGAAAGAGAATCTACCACAACCGCGACCGAGCGCAAAGCGGCTATGCGACCGATTGAGCCGGTCCCGTCTGTCAACGATTCCCTCGCTAACGCTTCGGGCTAGTGTGTCCTTCGCTAACGCTTCGGGCTAGTGTGTCCTTCGCAACGCTTCGCGCCGGTAGGCCCCTCGCTAACGCTTCGGGCTAGTGTGTCCCTCGCTAACGCTTCGGGCTAGCGTGACGATCGGCGACGGTTTTGAGACAAGAGCTACCGCCGCTTTTGACAGGCCTGCGGCATGTGCGGCGCAGCGCCGGGCCGCCGGCAGTGCGATCGCAGGCCGGTTCAGCTTCGCACGATCCGCACCGGGTGGAAATCGCCGTCGAGCACCGGTTTGCTGGAGATGCCGAGCCATTGTTCTAGCACGGCGGCGTAGACCTGCCGGAAATCGGTGTGGTGGCGGAGCTTGTCCATCACCAAATCGCTGAGGCTCGGATGCGCGCCGATCACGCCCGGGCGCACGCGGCCGCCGATCAAAAACATCGGAGCGGCCGAGCCGTGGTCCGTTCCTTGGCTTTGGTTTTCCTTCGCGCGGCGGCCGAATTCAGAGAACGTCATCAGCAGCACGCGGTCGCGATGGCCGCGGGCCGACATGTCTTTGAAAAACGCGGTGGCGGCTTCCGACAGCTCGCGCAGCAGATTGGCGTGGATCGTCAATTGGTTGGCATGCGTATCGAAGCCGTTCAGCGTGACATAGAAAATGCGAGCTCCGATGTCGGCCTCGATAAGCTGGGCGACAAGTTTCAAGCGCCCGGCCAGCCCGCTATCGGGATACGGCACGGAGGGCTGATAATTTTGCGACAGATCGTGGAGTCGGCGGCTGTTGGCGTAGGTGTTCACCGCGGTGTGGCGCACGAAGTCGAGCAGCGCGGCGCGGCCCGAGCTATCGCTTGCCGGAGTGCGGCGGGCGGCATCAAGTTCGATCAGTTTGCGCTGGCGATCGTGGTCTGCCCGGCTGGCGGCGAACGTTTGCAGTTGAAATTCTTGCAAGCTGGTGAGCGACGGCACCTTGGAGGGCGCTCCGGTGAGTGCCAGCCAGCTTTGTTCATTCGGCGCCGCCACGTGAAATGCCGGGCTCGCCGGCATCTGCACCAGCGATTTGCCGAGCCAGCCTTCGGTCAACTCCTCGGCCAGACTCGCGGATTGCCAAATATCCATCGAGCGGAAGTGCGATTCGTTCGGATTCGGATAGCCGACGCCTTGCACAATCGCCAGCGCCTGATCTTGGACCAACTCGGCAAAGCCCGCGAGCGACGGGTGCAGGCCGATCGAGTCGTTGATCTTTTTCAAATTGGCCGTCGGAATGCGGAGCGCCTTGCGGAGCTTTGGATAGCCGTCGTCGGCGAACGGCACGACGGTGTTCAGCCCATCGTTGCCGCCGGTGAGCTGCACGACGACAAGAATCGTTTCCTTGGCGCCCGGCTTGTGGGTCGACGGCACGGCGGCAGCGGCGCGGCTCAAAAACAGCGGAGCCGTTTGCCCGCAGGCCACAATGCCCGCGGCCGTCATTGAATTCGCGAGGAAAGTGCGGCGGTTGTGCATGGTTGGCCTCCGGTGAGAGGGATGGCTGGATGCGGATGCAAGTACTCGTTTTGAGCGGTTGGAAACTCAGTTCCGATTTAAGGATAACTTTTGGTTTCGAACCGCTCACCCGGGCCCTCTCGCGCGCGGGAAGAGTGAGCTGACGAGTTGTTAATCCTTCGGTCGGCCCGTTAGTTCAACTGAAACTCGGCTTGTGTCAGCAGCAGATGACAAACGGCTCGCACGCGGTGGTCTTGTTGATCCTGCGCGCTCCAATAGGCAGGATATTTTTGCTTGTGGGCTCCGGCCAAATAGTCGAGCAGGCTGGCGCGGGCATCGGCAGGAATATCGTCTTGCAGAAACAGGCGAACGAAGAAAGCGACGATTTCGTCGTCGGAATGCTTGCCGCGCTTGCGAGCCAGCTCGGCCGGATCGGTGCGGCGGCCGAATCGATTGTCTTGCGTCGAAGTGATATTCAGGGCCAAGTTATGCCGCAGCAGCAGCGTCGTGGAATTGATCCACACGTCGCCTCCCGGCCAGCCCTTCACCGATGGCGGCGAGAACAGCCGCTGGCCCAAACCCTCGAGCGCGTCGGCCAACGGAATCGCACCGACATGGCCTTCAAGG